GTTGAGGCTGACAAGTCTCTTCTACTACAAGACTTTAGAGACATTGGAACCTTAGAGACTGAGGCAGAGATGGGTCGCATCATGCTTGAAGGCTACGAGCAATGGGTTGCTGAAGAAGGCATTGATGCAGAATTAGAAATGATTTCTACAGAAGAAACAATTATTGCTCCACTCTTTGGAGGAGAGGTTGAACTTCAAGGTAAGTTAGATATGCGTGTTCGTCGCAAGGCTGACGGAGTTCGTATGTTCCGTGACTTTAAAACTGTTGGTGGTTCGCTATCTGAGTTTTCAAGTATGGCTCATATGAATGAGCAGGTTATGACTTACATGCTGCTTGAATCAACAAAAGTTGACGAGAGTGAGCGAAGTGATGGTGGAATCTTTACTCTTCTTAAAAAAGTTCGTCGTACTGCAGCTGCTAAGCCACCTTTTTATGAGCATGTAGAAGTTCGACATAATGTTTTTACAATGCGTTCTTTTTGGAACCGAATTCACGGAACAATTTCTGATTTAATGCGAGTCCGCACTGCACTTGATTCTGGACAGAATCCTGCGTATTATGCATATCCTAAAGCAAGCCGTGATTGTAAATGGAAATGTTCATTTTTTGCTATCTGCCCAATGTTCGATGACGGAAGCGCCGTAGAGCAAGCAATTAGCGAAATGTATGAGGAGTCAGACCCTTATGCATATTACGAAACCGACAAAAAAGGAAGTGAGTGACAATGAGCGAAATTCAACGCTCCTTAACCGTTATGGTTTATGGTGAGTCAAAAGTTGGTAAATCAACTTTTGCAGTAACCGCACCATATCCACGTCTAATGCTCGATGTTGAGGGTGGACACCGCTTCCTCCCCATCGTTGTTAAGTACTGGGACCCTTTGCGAGAAGAACCACCAGTTGCAGATGGAACTTGGGATACTTGTGTAGTTACAGTTCGTGACTATGACACAGTTATCAAGACATATCAGTGGCTACAACTCGGACGCCATCAATTTAAGAGTCTAATCATTGACTCAATTTCAGAACTTCAAGTTAAGTGTATGGATTCAATTGCTGGTAGCGAGCAGATGAAGATGCAACAATGGGGCGAATTACTTCGTCACATGGGTGGCCTTCTTCGTGATATTCGTGACCTCACCATGCATCCAACTAATCCACTAGAAGCAGTAGTGCTTACAGCAATGGCTAGAACAAGCCAAGATGGTCGTAACAAGCCTTATCTACAAGGACAGTTAGCGATTCAAGCACCTTACTTTTATGACATTCTCGGCGCAATCAACGTCGAACAAATGCCAAGCATGGACCCTATGCAATCTCCACATCGAGTACGACGTATGTATGTTGAACGTACAGACAAGTACGAAGCAGGAGAACGTGTTCAAGGTCGCCTTGGTGCAATCGTAGAACAAGAGAATTTGTCTATTGACCGAATGCTCGACATGATTTTTGGTCCAAGACAAGTAGCAACAGACACAACTACAACAACGAAAGAGGTAACGCAGTGAGCACACTCAATTGGGGCGATCTCATTAAAGATGCGGGAGATGCAGGAAGTTATGACGCACTCCCAGATGGCGACTATGACCTTGTGGTCGTAGAAGCAACCGCAAAGGTTTCACAGAGCGGTAAGACAATGTTCGCAGTCAAGGCTCAAGTTGAGGGCGGTGCTCACAATAAGCGTCTTGTTTGGGACAATCTTGTAGTATCACCTGAAAGCCAAGGAGCACTTGGTATCTTCTTTAGCAAGATGCACGCACTTGGTCTTCCTAAAGAATACTTTATGCAATCTCCACAACCTTCAAATGCTCAGATTGAGCAGATTCTTGTTGGTCGTCGCTTCCGTGCGCAGGTAGGTTCACGCACATGGCAGGGTCAGAAGAAGAATGAAATTAAGAAGTACTTCCCTGTTCAGGCTCAGACTGCTTCAGCACCCGCTGCACCAGCACCTGCACCTGCGCCTGCACCAGCACCTGCGCCTGCACCAGCACCTGCGCCTGCACCTGCACCTGCACCAGTTCAGACTGAAGCAGTTGGTCACAATCCAGCACCAGCAGAGGCTACTCAAGCACCAACAGCGCCGTTCTAATAATAATCCTAGAGACCGCCCAACGTTTTTTGTTGGGTGGTTTCTAGTATTTAGAAAAGAGGATTGATGAAAGTATTTGTAACTGGATGCACAGCCCCACAGGCATCTAAGAATGCAAACGAAAAGAATCCATCATTTGCTGGAATAATTAATACTGCACTTAGTGAACTTGGTTGCGATGTAACGTGGGAAGACCCGTCTGTAAAGATGGACAAAGAGTATTTATCTCAGTTTGATTCAATTTTAGTAGGTGTTGCATCCCCTACAAATGTTATCTCACATCGTATTTATGGAGCATTGTCTGTAATTAATCATGCTTCAGAATTAGGAACTTTATCTTTATTTATTGATACCCCTGAGCCGCATAAACTTTTTGCTGGTATCAGAGAGGTTTATCACAGCCCTAAATCTTTAGTTAAAGAGTTTTACTCTAAGAAGCGAGAATACAATCTTGCTTTAGAGCCAGAACATTTTAATAATATATTTTCTGGACTATCGAAGTTGTATGTAGATGCGTGGCCTACAACCATAATTCCTTCGTATCCATGGTCTAACCAAAGTAATATTTCTAAATATATACCAAATATAGACAATAGCAAATTATTTTTAATTTCCCCAGATGCTGCTCTTTTAGAGTTACAGCACTACAGAAGCGCACCTGTTTCTGGGGACTATTGGTGTGCGGACAGTTTAAAAACTAACTGGACGCAGTCGGCAACTAAATTACTAACTTTAAGATCAGAAAATTATCGCTCAAGTAAGTGGGAAAACAATAGTGCTGTCTTAGGGCGACTTCACGACTCTGTAGGGGCGCTGATAAGCACATATAAAGATGGGAACCCTTGGTGGCTTCCTAGCCTGTCTCAGGCGCTGTATGTAGGAGTCCCTGCAGTAACTGATTGGCGCCACACCGCATATATGGGTGAGGAGTGGTCCCATCTTCCATCGACGATTGAGGGAATGAATCCTAATCAAAGACTAGAACTTGCAAGAAGCCAAAAAGAGATTTATATGGAACATTTACCTTCTTGGCACAGTATTAAAGAGAGTCTAGGAAATATTTTGCTACAAAAGACATATATAAACAACTAAGGAGAAAATAATGGCTGATACAAATATGGATTGGGTCAAAGAACAACTTACCCAAAACAAAACTAAAAAGGCTGTAGGAGATTCTGTTATAAAACTTCTCGGCACTTGGGATGAGATTAAGCAGAAAAATGAGTCCTTAAAGACTGTCAATCCTCAGGATATTATTGATATCTTTAGCAAACTCTCTATGGGCTATGTACTTGTTCAAGACAATAAGAATGAGAGTTGGGTTAAAGCTCAAATTGGTCAGATTAAGGTTGCGGATATTGTTCGCGTTCCTTTTGATGCTTTTGATGACTCAACAGGTAAATCTAATCTTAATGGGCGTCGTGGCCGTATTGTTGCTGTTCGCTCTGGTGACATTATTGTAAAAACAGATGATGGGAAACTTCCAGTTTTAGATGGAGTTCATATTCGTCCAGAGTTTTTAGAGAAGTTAGTTTAATGTCATCCGTAACTTACAAGTTTGACTTTCTTGCTAATAATAAGTTTGAAATTGAAGAGATTGTTAAAAAGAAAATTTCTACTTATATGGATAACGAGTCAGATAACCCACTACGCTACGTCAGTTATGAAACGTTAGTAACAGATTCTAATGATGCAAAACATAGATATCAGATACAAGTCACAGCGAGGATTAGAGATGACAACTAGTAATGAAAATAGCACTCCAACAACTCCAGTACAAGAAGTGCCTTTACGCGTAGCAGCTCTACGAGAAGCAGCTGGGATTATCAATGGTGACAGAAATAAACAATACGGTAACCCAGAAGATAATTTTGAACGCACTGCAAAGATTTGGTCTGTAATTCTTGGTATTGAGATTAGCAATGAAGATGTTGCAATGATGATGGTCGGATTAAAAGTTGCACGATATGCATCTAAGTCAGGATATCAACCTGACACTTGGGTAGATATTGCAGGATACGCTGGTTGCGGATATGAAGTAGGAGCAAAACAAGTAAGACCTAACTAACAACCAACATCTTCGGGAAGGCATTTTTTGTGTCAAAAAGACCATGGGAATTTGAAGAACCAGTGTGTGCAGAGATTGGAAGTTTTTATTTTTACTTAGACGACAAAGATGAACGAGGTCCTGACTCTATTTCAGATTACAATATTGCAAAAGCGTTATGCTTTCAATGTATCCACCGCGTAGACTGCGCAGAGTGGGGTATATCTAATGAGGCTCATGGGGTATGGGGCGGTATGACACCTAAAGAAAGAGCGTATCAGAGACAAAGAAGAGGTCTTCGTTTAGACCTTTCTTAACAATCTATGATGAGATTATCCCCTAGACTTATTTCATGTCAGCCGAACCAGTGCTAATACCGCTTGCCATCTGTGAGATGTGTTGGCTAGAAGAACACGCAAAATGGGAACCAGAGAGCATGAATGAATCTGGAAATATTTTGATGCGCCTTGCTG